AGCTAGTTTTATGGAGATCACAAAAGGACAACTCTGATTAACCTTCACTCGTTATTTATTACACCAGTATTTTCTTTACAGTTAAAGGGCCACGAGCATTTAATTGATAACATCTATCAAATAAGAGAAAATGATAAAAAAGGTATGCCAAGGTCTAATATAGGTGGTTGGCACAGTGATGATGAAATACATAAAATAAAAAAGTTTAAACCTTTGGTTGATGATATTATTAAATATTCAAAAGATTGTTTTAATCACATGGATGTTAAAGATAATTATAATCCTGAAATAACAGGAATGTGGGGTATGATAAATCCTCCAAGATCACGAAACAATGTGCATACACATCCATATAACTATTTATCAGGAGTATTTTATTTAAAAGCTCCTAAAAAATGTGGAAATATTGTGTTTCTAGAGCCTAAACCACAGTCAGAGGTACTATCACCCCCAAAAACAGAAAAAGCCTCTATACACCTCGCTCACAGCGTACAATGGGAACCTGTTGAGAATTCCTTGATTTTTTTTCCATCTTGGTTACAACATGAAGTACAAACAAATAATTCTGATGAAGATAGAGTTATCATCAGTTTTAACATAAATTGGAGAAACGAAGATGCCGATAGTTGAACCTGCTGAATTACTAGGTCACATTACGACTGAAGATGGAAGAAGAATTCCACATTACAAAGTAAAAACTGAAACCACAATTACAAATGTAGATACAGGTGCAGAGTACGAGTCTGAAGCTGCAGCTCAGGCTGATGTTGATAATCCAGGAACGTCTACAACAGCTGAAAAAATAAGAAGAGATGTTAAGGTTTTTGCGCCGTCATTAGCAGATATGCTAGGCGAAACTCCTGATTAATGCAGATTTTAAATATAGACGACAAAGCTTTAATAATTAGAGATTTCCTACCAAAAGATATTTTAAATAAGGTAAGAAATTTTAATTGCACAGACTTTACTGATTCAACTAAACTTCAAGAAAATCCATGGGAAAAGGGTTTATATTCAACAAGAAAAAAAAGAAACCTTAAAGATGTTAAAATAAGTTTAGTTAATACCGATATGTTTAAAGAAGTCGAAAACTTAATTATAGAAAATTCTCATATACCAACTAGAAAAGAAAAATATTCTTTTGGTATGGCTTTCTTTTTTTACGAAAAAAACTCAGGAATTAATTGGCATTATGATACTGCATATGATTTAAATTTTTCACTTTATATTCATGATGATTGGGATTCTAATTGGGGAGGTGAAACACTTATCGACACAGAAAGAGGATTACCTTTAGCTTCTATTCCATACCCTAATACTCTTTTATGTATCAAAAGAGATGTTAAGCATAAAGTCTGTGCAGTTACATCAGACGTTCAAAGAAAAGTCTTACAGTGCAGGTACAATTTTATAAATTAAGCACTACAAGCTTCACATTCTACATCAGAATCTAAACCAGTTACCATTACTTCAGTGTCAGAGTTATATGGTTTACCCTCAATTACAGGATGACAACTACAACCTTTTAAATGTTCCGATAGTGTTTTTTCTATTTTTTCTTTTTCTCTTTCCACTGCTAATAAACGTTCGTGGTATCTGCTCACCTTATCAGCAAGGGTAGCTATAGCCTTCAATACTTCTTGATTTTCCATAATATCTCCTTGATTTGTAATTTTTGGGTGAGATCTAATTTAAACATGTGTATATAATATTTCAAGAAATCTTTTTAAATTGTTTTCTTGACAGGCAATTTATGTTATGAAAGGAACAGAAAAAAGAATGAAATTTTACAATCTTTCAAGAAATATTATTGCTTGCGATAATTTTTTAAATTTGCAAAACGTTGATGAAATATTTACTGATTTTTTAAATAATCGAAATAGATTCAATGTTCCAAGTTGGGGATACACAAATGAAGAAAAAGAAAAAAGCGTAAATGATCATCAAGTCATAACTTCAAAATGTGGTGGATTAGATTTTTGGATAGAGTGGGAAAATGCGACAAAAGAAAATTCTTTTATTGGTTATCTTAAAAATTGGTTTTTTTCACAAGGTTTATATTATTATATAGGCAAGGATAATTATTCTGTTTTTCAATTTCTTCTTGATAATACAAATAGATTATTTTGGAATATTCACGTCGTTTCTTACAATAACAAAGGTTTTTATAATTGGCATAAAGATTTAACTCCAAAAAATTTATTTACATTTAATTTAGTTTTACAAAAAACAAAAAAATTAAAAGGAGGAAATATGCTCTTTATGGACGAAAATAAAATTATAGAGGTAGAAAATAAAAACAACTTTATGGTTGTTTTTCCTTCTTTTGTTCCGCATGCAATTACCCCTCTATACTCTGAAAATAATAAAGATGTTTCTTTTTTAGAACAAAGATTTAGCATTCAATTTTGGGTGGGGTTACTATGAAAGCACAAACAAATTTATTTGGGAGAATAGTAAAAAGGTATGATATTCCTTTAGATGAAATAGAGGATTTAAATTTAAAATATGAAGCTCATAAAAAAAATCTTAATTCTTTTGGACCAAGATTAGCAGGAAGACTAGATACTGAATTAGAGTTTACTCATCTTTTAAAAGAAACAAAAATAGCAGAGACTATCGGTGAGTGTTTAAATGACTACATTGATACTTTAATACAACTTGGATCATTTACTGATGAAAAAAAATTGCATATTTTAAGCTGTTGGATAAATGACATGAAAGAGGGAGAATATAATCCCCCTCACACACATAATACAAATGTTGGTTTTTCCACTGTTATGTTTTTAAAAGTACCAGAACTTATAAATGATGTAAAAGATCCACATAAATTTATGGATGGACAGTTAAGTTTTACGGACGTCTATGGTTCAGGTGTAACGTGGATGAAACCTGAAGTAGGTCATTTTTATGTATTTGAAGCCAAGCATCAACATTCTGTGATGCCTTTTAAAACTAAAATAAAAGGAGATGTTAGAAGATCTATGTCTTTTAATTTTATAAATAATGTTAAGTAAAAAAATTACTTTTTGTGCTACAAATGAAAGTATGTTGGACGTGTGGCCTCATCCAAAACCAGCATCACGATTTATACCTGAAGAATATAAAAAATTAGAAAGATTTATTGAAGGTGATATGCATAGGGCTACTTTAAAAACATGTATGCCTTTTTTAGATTCTTTAACAATGGGATACATTATTTCTTTTGATCAAGATTATTTAGTTGACCCAGTCGAAAATGATTTTGCTGTTTCGCCAGCTAATAGAGAACAAAATGATTTTGGGTTTCATAATCAAACACAACTGCCTAAAGAATGGAAAAAAGTAGCAGGAGAAAACGCAGGGAAATTTCACAATAAATGGTTAATAAAAACACCGCCTGGTTATAGTTGTTTATTTATTAAACCGATGAATCGAATAGAAACAAGGTTTGAAATAATAGCAGGAGTGGTAGACACTGATACGTATGTTAATACAATTAATTTTCCCTTTATTTTACATAAAAGAGATGAACAATTTTTAATTAAAAAAGGAGAACCTATGGTTCAAGTAATACCTTTTAAAAGAGAATCTTGGAAAGGATGGAGTGGTTTCTACCAAGAAAAATTACATAATAAAACTTTAAACCTTTTAATGAGTGAGTGGGTAGATAAATATAAAAAAATGTTTTGGAATAAAAAAAGTTATAAATAAGAAGTATTAAGAATAATTAGGGTCGTAATCTCTCCAAGTCTTGCCAGCAGTATTATTTGTGCCATTAGCTATATCCTCAGTTTCATCTTCATCATAAGCAAGTTGTGCAGTTTCAATTTGAACTCTTCTAGTGTCTGCCCATGTAAGTAAAGCAGCAATAGTGGTTGATCCTATAGCGTCACTTGTAGCATTTAAATTTGTATTACCTGTCATCATCCCTGTAGATGCATCTTTGTTTTGTATTTCATTTTGCCCTGGAAGACTATTCCATAATACACAATGTATTGTATTAGGAACCCAAGCATCTTGCCAAGCGTTTCCCTTGTCAGCCCATTTAATTATGAAAGATCCATCATCGATGTTTATAGTGTCACCTTGATGAATTACAATTTGTGTTGCCATTAATGTTTAATAATATAGTTAACCACCACAAAAGGTGAGAATGAATTTGTACCTGCCGCTGTGACAGATCCAGTTAAACTTGTTGTAATATTACCTGTTAATGTTCCAGATAAAGTATGTGAGTGAGTGTGACCTGTACCTGAACCCTCGTTTCCTAAGAACTGGTTATTTCCCCCTCCACCTTGAGTCATATTTATTGCGTTTCCACCAGCCGCTGCAACAGGAGAAACATTTGAAGCTATTGTTCTAGGTGACATATTTGGAGTAGTGTTCCAACCAGTTACTACATTATGATCGTGTGAAGGCATTTGAGCTGTTGTTAAAGATGTATTTGAAATAGAACCTGTAATAGTTACCGATTGGTTTGTAGCATTTGTAGCCGCTTGGTTATTGGTCACCGCAACAGTAACTGTATTTGCACCACCAGTGCCTGCTAAGTTATATGTATTACCATCATAACCTTGTGGCAATTTACCTTGTAATTGAGGAACGTTGAAAGTTGTAGAACCATCACCAGATCCATAAGTTGTAGAAACTACAGCAAATAAATCTGCATATGTTGATCTTGATACGGCAGCACCGTTACATAATAAGTATCCATCTGGAGCTGCAGCAGCGGTCCAAGGTTTAATTGCACCTACTTCACTTCTATTTACTATATCTTGTAAGTTAGCCATTAGTCGTTATATTTCAACCTCCATCCATTGTCACTGTTTACATAAACAAGCGCAATGCCCGCACCATCAGTGCTTATTGTTAAATCTGACGTAGCACCTTGAATCTTTTCAGAGTTACGTGCCACTGTACAATTGTTTGTACCAAAAGTTCCTTCAGCGTCAATAATTTTTACTTGATTACCAATTGAAGGAGAAGAAGGTAAAGTTATTTGAACTGCACCACCAGACGTATCAACAAAAAGATTGTCACCATCGGAGGCTGTGTAGTTACCAGTTTTAATTTGCCAAGCTTCACCTAAACCAGCTAAAGAAAAAATATCATACCAGTTTGTGCCATCAGTTGCTAATAATCTATATTTACCATTAGTAACTGTGACAGTATTTCCTGAAGCACCTAATCTTGCAGATATATCTGCGCCACCAGAAATGTTATTGTAAATCCCCATTGTTTTTTGAGTAGCAGGGAATTGAATTGTATGAGTGGTAGAAACTGTTCCTGTAAAAATTAATTGGTTTTGTCTAGCTTCGTTGTTTGCTTGAGTTTGTGGACCATCGCCGTTTGTTAGCGTAGTTGAAGTTCCTGTTGTGATAGCTTTAGAATAAACACCCGCAATTGCGAATTCAAAAACTTGAGAGAAGTTATTATTGGTAATAGTGCCCCAAGTACCTGAATTTGCTCCTGTTGCTTGTAGCTCTATTCGTAAGCCTGTTGAATAAGTTGAACTCATTTAATCTCCTAATAAAGTTTTAGTAATTATTTTAAAGTTTGTCAAAACTTTTATGCGGCTTTATGGACTTCTGTCCAACTTATATCCGAGTTAGAATCATCTACAACAGACCAGAAAGTCCCTTGCAGAGTTCCAGTTGTACTTGTAGCAGAAACGCCAGTTAATGTAAAGCTTACATCTGTGCGAATATTTAATGTTCCAATGCTAGATGTAATAGAAACACTAGGTGCTTCGTAGCTGGTTTCTTGCGTTTCATCCCCTAAAGAAGCTGTCATTCCGATACCAGTAACAAATACTGATGTTCCAACAGTGCCAACAGCAGATGTCATCGCATTACCAGAAGGGAATACAACAAATTCTGGATCTGCTTCTAATGTGCCTAAAGAGACATCGAGTTGAGGTTCACTAGCTGCAACAACAGTTACTTGTGAATCACCTGATATTGAGAAAGTTCCTATTGATGAAGTAGTTGCAACTCCAGTTACAGATATGTTCTGATCAGTAGTAACTGTTTCTGTTCCTAAAGAAACTGATAAAGCTTGACCCGTCAGTGCTTGTGATATTCCAACAGCACCCCATTGTTGATCGCCCCAACCAATAGAACTGCCAGTATTAATGTCTGTGTCACGGTTCCAACCAGTTGTTTTTGTAACTGAGCTTGACTCGTCTCCTATAGAGGAAGTAAGAGCAATGCCAGTGACAGAAATATTTTGATCGGTTGTAACTGTCTCCGTGCCTAAAGAAGCAGTAAGAGCAATGCCAGTTGGATTGACTTGAGCGATACCTGTAGCAGTAAGAGTGCCTAACGCAGACGTTAAGCCAATACCAGTTACAGATATGTTCTGATCAGTCGCAACTGTCTCAGTACCGAGAGATGACGTGAGGCCATTACCTGTAACAGAAACAGGTGCTTGTTGGTTCCAGGCACCACTGCTCCAAGTTTGTCGGCCCCATCCTTGGATAGAGGCCATGAATTATCTCCTATGCTATTCTTAAAATTGCAGCGGTTGCTTCAGCAGCAGGGAACGTAATAGTAAATGTTCCTGAAGTTGAAGATTTAACCGCACCAAAATCGAGCACACAAACAGATGCATTTGTAGTTAAACCAGATACAGTTGAACTATTATAAATAACAGCAGCTTGTGCTGAAATAGTTGCACTTGTAAAAGATATATCACTAAAGTCACAAACAGCAGTGTCTGTAGATAGAGCAGGAGTAACAGATGTTAACGATCCTCCACCTTCAGAATATGTTCCTGAGTTTGCTACTTCGTCAGTTTGTTGAAATGCAGTTGTTGATTTACTTAATGTTGCTTCGTTGTCGTATAACGCTAGTTTAAAAGTGTTCCCTGTCGTAGCCGTAAAATTGTGTAGGCCTTTAAGGATTTCCACTTTGAAACTGTTGCATACAGCTTGAGTAATTGCCATAATAATCTCCTATGGGTTCCTTGATTCGAGAGGGATACGAATAACGCCGTCCCGAAATTCGTCTCTACGGTCACGCCCCATCTCATATGTGGCAAGAGCCTGTACAGACTGATTATACATTTTATCGTAGTATTGTATCATATCCGCTGGACCTTTCAAGTATCCAAGTGCTTCTAAAATACAACCATATAATAGCACGTTCGGAGCATTTTGACTTAACCAAGTAGATGTTTGTGTACTTGATAAACCAGTAGGCTTATACGTGTATGCGAGCTCTACAGTTAATGCAGCGTTCGGGGTTGGTGCTAGATAGTGTGTGTCCTGGTCCCACATCGCATAGTATTTAGGCGTGCCAGCTCCAGCAGACGTTCTATCTGGTGCGTATTCATTCATAAACGAAATATCTTTTTGTATCAAGAAAGTTCTGTCATCAGAAGCATCTATTAATTGAACATATCTCGTTGCCTCCCAATCTGAAGGGAGAGGTAAAAAAGGATTATTTACTGTTAACGTTGCTGTGTCATATTTTCTGTAATAATTTAAATCTACTGTTCTTCTTACCTTATCTTCAATTGATTCTATAAAAGGTTGAATGACAGTGTTGGAGAGCACATTGGTGCTCGTTTCAGTATAAGCTCTTACATTATCAGTTAAATCAGAGTAATCGGTCATGACGTGCTCACTGTAACATTACCTACGCGAGAATTCAACCTTGTAGGTTTATTTGGTTGTTGGACACTCAAAGGCATCATGCTTTTTTGTGTAGATGCATAGGCTACGCCGTTTGCATAATAATTGGTAACTGCTTGATCCAATGTTTGAAATTGATTAACAGTTGTTCCAAACCCTTCACCATCATAAGCAGCATCACCACTATCTGGTTTTGTTACTTCTCTTCCTGCGTTAATAGGACCTGTAGCCCCACCCACAAAAACTCTTGAATTAGCTATTTGTGCTCTTGCGTGTTGTAAAGATTGTGGATCTGTTACAATCGGTAAAGGTTCTAGTTGAGGTTGTTTTGGTTCAAACTCACTGGTATGAACCCAAGAACCATTCCATTCTTGCACCATTTCATTGTAAGGAAACGCCATACCAGATCTGTCCGATATGCGTTTAGCAAACTTACCAGAGGCATACTTTCCCATTAAGAACTCGGTAGATAAACTTTAGGTGTTAAAAATAAACTCGTTCTTTCGCCGTCTTGAGCTGCTGCTCGTTGAAACTCATCTTCATAAATTTGTTTTAATAATTGAATTCTATCTGGAGCTTTTTTCATAGCTATGTAATAAGCTAATCCAGCAGACAAACATGGAAGAAAACGAAAAGGAATCTCATTATTATTTGTGTAAGCGCCTGAATCCTTCATCCGAAGAAGAGCGTAATATTTTAGAGTGTACGTTGTATCGGCTGCAGGATATAGATATAGTTTTGGGTTTATCGTACGTTCAAAATAGTATTGACTTGGTCTTCCGCTGGTCGTTTTAACAGTATAATTAAAATATGTTGATCTACTAATTGATGTTGCAGAATAATCATTATTACTACTATCTGATATAACAACATCTGTAATATCAATTATTTCTTGAGCAGCATTAGCACCTGAGCCAAATAAATTTGAACCAGATAAATTTGTGGTGTCTGCTGCAATAGTTTTTTCTTGTAATTGTATAGTCCAAAGATTTAATCCTCTGTTAGCCCATTCAGCTAATAAAAGATTAAGAGAACGTCGTGCGGTTTTTAAGTCGTATCCACTACGTACTTGTAAACCGCAACGTTCAAATGCTTCCTCTGCTATTTCATCAATAGAGAGGTCAAAGGTTGCTGTAGAAGAATAAGTTGGCATCTATTACTTTTTACCTTTTTTAGGTGCCCCTCGTTTCATAAGTCTACGGATACCACCTGTTGCTGGCGCTGCTCTCATTAGGGCTGTTAGTCTTCCTTTCATACTTAAATCTTTTCCAGCAGGATTACCTTTGCCTTTTCTAATCTTAGCCATAAGTTTGCTAACACCTGTTGAAACACCTTTCATAGCTGCTTTTTTAGCTGCTGCACTTCTACCAGTTGGCATTGCTCTTTTGCTTGGGTTAATATCATCTTTTAATCTACCAGGTGGATCCTTTAAAAGTTTTCTCAAAGATCCGCCTTTAGCTAATTTCTTTTTAGGGCCCATCATTCCACCACCACGCTTCTTGACTGCTCCTCCTCTGGCCATTTTCTTTTTAGGGCCCATCATTCCGCCGCCCATACGTTTTTTTACTGATTTTTTTACAGCTTTCTTTTTAGCTGATTTTTTCTTTCCTGGCATATCGCCCTCCGAATATTCGTTTATAAGTTTTTGCACGGGATGCCACAACGTCTTGATAGTATCCCACTGGCCACTCCTTATAGTAACCAGATTTGTGTAATTTATCAGAAGCTTCCTGTAATAGCGAGAACTTTTGTATCAACATCATGGAATAATTATAACCATTTTCTTCTGGCATTTCCTTTCCTGACGGAGATACAAGAAATTCTTGTTCTTCTACATTAGCAGGATTATCAGGATGAAATCCCATAAAAAATAAGTTTTTGGTATTATACCAATCATTGTATTCATCTATAACGTCTTGAAAATTATCAGTAGAATAGTTGAAATAAGGGTCACAAAATATGAGTAAATCATATCCTTCTTTTCCATAAATTTTATCATTAAAAGTTATATTATCTAAATGACGATTAAGTTGTGATTTATACCATTTGTTTTTTGGTTTAACTTCAACAAGAACATTTTTTTCTTGCCAAGTTTTTTTTGCATAAGGACATGCAGGGAAACCATTTAAATGTTTGTTTGGAACTTCTAAAAAAAGTTCTGACCACTTACGTACGTCTTTTATTATTTTTTCTTTAGAATACACCTTTAAAATTAAAGCCTCTAACGGCTGCTCCTGCTCTTCTTTCTTTTGAGATAAGACCTCCTCTAGCTGCAAATGTTTTTACATTTG